ACATATATTTGTATCCACTGTCAAACACCATGTAAGAAGATGATGGACACAAGTCAAATGCGTCAATCACATTATTCGTTGCGGTATTAGATGAGGATACACCAACTGTTGCAGATCTGAAAGGTGATACAAAAGCAACGCAATCCCTTCTCTTCTCTACAAGTGCAGTCAGCATTGTTACATGGGTATCTTGAGATGAAGAAGTATCACCAGCTCCACCACCACGACCACCAAGAACTAAGTTGATGTCTAGTGATTCTGTATCTTCAAATTTGTCATATGCACTTTCATACTCACCAGCATTTAGTGCATAGTCATCAGTTCCACCAGCAAGTTCTGTTTTTGTCGGTGCAGAGATAACTGAATAACCAGATGTCCCATCTTCAAGTGTGACGTTACCATCTGCATCTGTTCCACCACTGTCTGATGCGTTCAAGATAATGTTATCTCCAGCATCAGTTGAAGAACCGTCTGTTCCGTTTAGAATGATAGAACCAGTTGCACCACTAATATCTTCACCAAAGTTTGCACCACCAGTATTGTGATCCATCCAGTAAACAAACTGTGATGATTTAAAAATTCTATCTGGATAATAGATACTATCACCCTGTGGTGATTTTGCATTTGGATTAACAGATAGATTTGCAAATGTTTCTAGAACTGCATTTGTTCTGTTACCATTTGCGTCCACAGAGAAACCAGAGATGTCACCTTCAGTATCATAAACTACAATGTGTATTTCGTCATTGTTTCCTCTGTTGTTCTGCGTTGCATAATCAGATGTGCCTGGAGCTCCATCGAACAAGTCATAAAATCTCCATCTTCTACGAATGTTTGTTCCAGATGTGATCTGACTTTGTAATCCAGCACCATTTGGATCGTCTTTTAGTTTAATTGTTATTGTGTTGCTTGTTGTGTTTCTTGCAGTCGTTTCGTACTCAAATGTTTCACCAAAGTTTACGATGTCTCCAACATTGATAACACTTGCATCTGTTACTGATATAACGGTCTGTCCTAACGCCTCTGTACCAGAAGTCGTAGTCACAGCAGTCTGTTCGTATGCAGTCGCACTTGAACAAATAGAAACACCTAATCCGTTTCCATGTGTTCCAGCAGTTCTTGCAGCCCACTCACCAATAGAACCCTGACCATCCTCAAAACTTGTTTGATAATGATCATCATCCCTAACAAGTAATCCAGTTCCATTTGCTGTTGCGTTCAATACTCCAGACTCAGCACGAACAACTTTTAGGTTGTCTCCATACTGTAAGAAGTTAGCAGCAGTAAAAAAAGTTTCAAACTGATTACCTGTGTTCTGTGGTCTACCAAAAATTTGAACCAACTCTTCCTCAGATGTGATAGTCACAATTGAACTCACTGGGCCTTTTTGAAAAGCACCAGCAATTGCACCAATGGAAGTTGCTACGGCAGGAACGACATTTGTTAAATCTACTTCTCTGACGTTAACGCCAGGTGATACTAAAAATGACATGATTTTTGCTCCTTAATTCTAGAGTAAACTCTTATTTCCCTCTTATTTATAAAAATAGAGTTTCTAAAAACATTGATTTATATGTGTCAAAACATATAAATAGTATCATGGAAACTCATTATCAAAAGTATAAGGAAACTATTAAAAAGGTAGCTCGTAGGAACTACCAAAAAAGAGTTGCGTGGTTGAACAATCATTTGCAAAATGAATCTTGTGTTCATTGTGGGGAGAGTGAAACTGTATGTCTCAAACTATATCCACATGACGCAGAAATTCGTAAACAAGCAAAACGAGTTGGTCAAAATGATGAAAGCAGAAAAGAAGTTCACAAACTAATGAATAGTTGTAAAGTAGTTTGTTCTAATTGTTGGATAAAACTTGACAACGATTTGATTGAATTTCTTTAATTATCTCTTCCCTCTGTTCATCTGTATACTTTGTCCACTCTGATATTTGTTCAGACGTTCTCCCACATCCTATACATACACTATCTATAAGTTTGCAGATTTTAACACATGGAGTTTTCATCACCAATTAGAATCATATTTTCTTACAACTGGACTCCATCTAGTTCCATACTCATCTACTGCTTGTCCTATGTTTTCATCCTCTAATCCATTTATCACAAATCCAAATGGGGCCATGTCTTGTTCTAGTTGGTCTTGTTGTTCTTTATACATTTGTTGTCTAATATCATTGTTTGTAAGTTCTTTAAAATATGTCTGGTCTGTAGTCCAACCAAATATAAAAAGACAGGCAACCATGTCATCATTACAACCATCGTCAGCCTCAAAGGAAGACCCCTTTACAATAAATGTTGATAGTTCGTTTATTGTATCAAAGTCCTCTATGATAAGTTTATTATCCTCTACAAGTTGTTTTAGATTTGAACAACCTATCTTTTTCACTGCCTTTGTCGTTCTCACACCCAACTGAGCTCTACCACCAGAGAAACCACCACCAAGTATTTGTCCAGCACGACCTCTCATGGATGCCATGATTAGATTATCATATTCTAAATCGTATTGAAGTGCAGTTGCAACCTGTTCTCCAATATCATTTACTTCTACTAAAACAAATGCCTGATTGTATGCTCTTGCGACATCATAGATTTTACTTGGAAAGATAAGTGGTTTAATCTGGTTGTCTCTGAACTTTGCAACGATGCGATACGGAACTGTTGTTACATCAAAAACTATAAACGCAGAGTAATCATTTTTTGTTCCTCGTGAAACATCAGCAGTTAGAAGATATGTTAAACCCTCTTGCGGTTTTTCATAAACATCTAAACCAGCATTAGATTGTATCGGTGTCTTGTATGCAAGTGTTCTTAGTTTGTGTGGATTTATAAGTGTATCAATAGAACCCAAGAACTCACACTCAAACTCTGTGTTGAACTGTTGTTCACTTGTATTTGCAATGGTTTCTTTTTTCCACTTATCATCACGGCCTGGAACTTCAGTCCAATGAACCTCTATAGGAATGTATCCGTTTCTTTCTTCTTCTGCATCTGTCCACAACTTGTAAAACATATTCATACCATGTGGTGTAGAAACGATTATAACCTTCGTTGTTTTACCAGATGAAATCGTGGGATACACAGAACTAAAAAACTGTTCTGCAACATTTGATGGTACATATGCAAACTCGTCCAAGAATATGATGTTGTAACTTCCCCCCCTCACAGCACTCGCAGAGGTCGAGGAAGCAAGTATTTTAGACCCATTCTCCAACTCTAGTGAACCTTTGTTCCATGACATAACTCCTTGTTGTAACCATTTTGGTAGATGCTCATATGCAAGTTGCAGTCTACCTAACAGATCTCGTGCAGTTGCAGCCTTGTTTGCAAGGATAGCAATGTTGACACTAGGATTAAATAACGCATAGTGTAACAGATAAGATATCATTGTTGTAGACTTACCAGACTGTCTTGGTAGTTTACAAATAGTAAAACGATTGTTGTGAAACGTACCAACCATTTCTTTCTGAAAGTTGTACATCTTGAAAGGTATCAATCCTTCATCAAGAGAAACAATCTTTACATAGGTCTGTATGAAATAGAGTGGGTCATCCATACACCTCTTGTACTCAAGAAGTTCTTTTTTAGTCCACTCTTGTTGTACGTTTGCTCTTTTTAGATTTGGATTACCCAGATAAGTAGGTTCATTCATCAGTCTTACCTTTTAACATTTTTTGCAGTTCAGCAGTTGAACCTACAAACAATGCGTTGGTAACATTCTTTGGTGCAGAGTTTGGAACTTCTTTTAGTTTCCTCATCTTCTCTTGTAAGTCACCAAGTTTTTCTGTTACCTCTGCGACCTGTTTGATTAGATTACCAGCAACCTCATAAGTTCGTGGGTGTTCAGATTCTTTTGCAAGTTCAAGGATACCCTCTATCGCATCTTGTCCTCTTTTCACAAGGTTGTAAAAGTTTTCTCTCTGATACTTATAATCATTATCTATATCATCTTCATCACTTTTTACGACTGTCTTTGGAACAGTGATCTTATTGTTTGTGATCGCATCTTCTACTGGATCTAAGATACCTAATGCTTCATCAATAATTTGATCTGGTGTTTTCATCTTTATCACCTAGCATTAGAATACTTAACTGGAGAATCTGCCCAAGCAAAAAATAACACATCACCTTGGTTGTTTGCAAAGTTTCTACGACACTTAAAACCATTTGATAATATGTCTAAATCATCGTCAGTTTGTTCTTGTCCAGATGTTTTATCTCTCAAACTATTATTATCAACATTATAACCTAATCGTTTAAGATCATAACTTGTCCAATCAATACCAGTGGCATCTTGTCTTAACCAGATACGAGCGGGTTTGAAACCACAATAGACAAAAGTACCATCAGCATTTGAGTTGCCCGAAAAAATTCCAAATTTACTGAATCCTTCAACTTCGTGAAAAAGGTAAGCAACATATGTGTCTGTGCTAGTATTTGAATTACCTGTTCCAAGATGAAAAACAGTATCCGTTGGTGGAGTATCATTAAATATAACAGCACTAGCAGTAAATGCTGAGGTAGAAAGATTAAAATATCCAACGTGTGCTTCATCACTAGCTTGGTCATTTTCAGCTCTAGAGTAGACAAACCAGTTACCAGTGCCTCCCCTCTCTTTAACGATGCATACATCTGGTGCCGAAGTCAATCCATGAGCCACAGTTGCGTTAGAACCTGTGCCTGTATAAGTCACTATACTGAATCCTGCTTTTGTATTTGCAGATATTTTATTTGCAGGATTTGTCCCAGCAAGTGAAGAGGTTGATGCGACACCATCAATCATAACTGAACCAGCAGTTGGAACATTGCCTGCTCCAGCAGAATTAGTCGCAGTTGGAGCACCACCAGCTTTCCAACACCATGCAACATGACTATCAGTGTAATAGTTATAACTGTTATTACCCGAAGCATCTGCACCAAGTGTAAACCCATCAGAATCAAAACTTGTTATACAATCTGTTTCTGATGACTCTATGGCTGTTGCGGCTGGACGTAACTGTTTTCCAGTGCCACGAACACTGTCTGTTACTGATGGTTCTTGTGTTCCATCTCTGCGTTTCACCCAGATCCAATCGGGCTTAAAACCGACTCCAGTAACATTTTGACTTGAACCAGTTCCTTCGTATAATGCTGTCTGATAGTGATCAGTTGCTTGTTCACTTTTATTTGGGCCGAGTTCTGGATCTGTAAGTGATTTTGCACAAAGGGCTAAAAAGCCAGATGGGACAGAATACTCAAACGTGCCATTACCATTTTCATCTGCATTTGCAGATGCTACATCTTTAGTATCTTGACCAAAATTAACTGAATAAGTTTCGTTATATGAACCCCCTCTTGTAATGCATGGAGTGACCCTAGTGTTAGCCGCCGCAAGAGTTGCAGAAACGTCTAGTCCACCTGATCCAGCTGCTGGATCTGCACTATTAAAGTATGTGCCATTTTTAGCATAATAAAAAAGCCCCCCATCAACATCTAAAAGAATAGAATATATGTCTCCATTATTTACTACGTTTGTGCTGGTTATCCCATAACCGCCAGATTGACCACTACCATCTAATAGTACCTGTTCATTATATCCACTAAAAAATATTCCTTTACTGCTGGCAGCTTCATCATATCCTAAACTTGCGTCCGTACCCCATCCCAAGTAAGTACCACCACCACTTTGATAAGAATCAACATGAACTTCATAATACCATTTGCCAGTTGGTGGGAGAGAAAATGTGCCATGAATACCCCTATTGTTTGTAGAAGTTGTTATTGTAAGATTGCCCTCTGAAAGTGTGCCTATCCCAGAATAAGCGTTTGGATTAAGCATGCAAAAATTATTAGTCGGGCTGTCAGCCATTACGTCTATGTAAGACAAACCTGAGATTGTAAAATTATTTCCTCTACCAGATGCATCATCACCAAGAGTTTTTGTCGTAAAAGGACTGTCATTATCAGAAAGCACTCCGCTATTTACACCAGTGTTATTTTCTGAACTTATATCCTCTGTAACATCGCTACTAGTTAATGCAAGTAATTTAGTATTTGTTACATTTGTTAGTGTTGAAGTCGGAACAGTAATATCACTATCACTATCTGCATATACTGTACCACCTATTACTAATCTAAAATTACTTAATTTTGCACCAATGCCAGTTCCACCTGCATAAACGACACCAAGAACAAATTTTGATAAGTCATATGCTGTAGTGTTTGATATCTTACCATCTGTACCTGCATTTGCATTTGTTACACGAGTGCCGTTAAACCAACTTCTTAACAAGCCTCCATCTCTTTGTATAACCATATGATGCCAAACACCAGCATCTAGGGTAAGACCTTGTACATCTATACTCCAATAATAGGCCTGGCCATTACCATAATAAATATAAAGATCTCTATCAGTTGATTGTACGTTTAGACTTACTAGAAAATGAGGGCCTGAAGTTGCATAATTACCTGCAATATCACCATAGTAAGCTGTTCCACTACCTCCAACTGCGGGATATTTAATAAAAAATTCTACTGTAAAATCGTCAGAAGATCCTATATCGTATGCTGTAGCATCAGTAAATGTTATACTGTCACTATCATCATCATCAAAATTTCCAGAAAAACCACTAACTACATCTTGCTCAAAGGGCAAGTGGAAGCCATTAGTTCCGTATGAACCAGAGTAGGCTTTTGGTATCCACACTCCGTCCTTTGTCTCGCCAAATTCTGTGTGAGCCACAACGCTTCCATCTATGACGTGCATTTCTGCGAGGTAGCCATCAAAGTGATAGGCACCATCAGTGTCATCACCGATATAAGTCGTAACACCATTACGCAATAACATAGTGGCTGTATCATCTGCAACAAATGATCCACTAGTTGTTCCAGTTATCAATTCTCCATTTACATAGACTTTGTGTATGTTTGCGCCAGTTTGGTCTTGGCTATCTGCTTGAGCAACAATGTGATACCAAGCTGACGTATCACGAAACACTTGGTCACTTGTAAAACTGGTATACCCTGTATTGTATGCGTTAAAAACTAATTTATCACTTGTATTAAAATGTAAATAAGCACTACTGCCACTTTTTGCAAATATAATAGTGCTTCTAATGCCTAGATTAGCACGTTTAACCCACACAGATATTGTGAGTATTTTGGTGTTAGTTTGTGCTGCACTAAATGTTTTTGACAATGCTGGACTATCACCATCCTCAAAACGCAAAGATTGGTTAATCTCATGCCCATAAAGAGAAGTGGACTGAGCACCAGATGCACCAGCTCTTATTTCATTACTAAAAGGCATTATGAAGTATTTCCTTGTTTTAGTTTATCTGTCCCAGTCTCTGGGTCAAAGTTCTTTGCATCTACAAAGAATGAACTTGTCTCATTGAAACCAAAGTCATCATCTGCATCAGCAGTGATTGGTTTTGGTGTGACTGAATATCTCTGTTCTCTGGTTGGTGATACCTCTGGGAGATTTGCATACTGATCAACTTGAACAGTCTTGATAACACTTGAGGATGTGACAGGCCCGTAGAGATAAAACTTGGTTGTAAACCCTAGAGTATAAATAATTGCTCTACGACTTTCAAAATCACCTTGATAACTATCCTCGTAACTTACATCATTCAGTATGATGGGAACATCTCTTTTGATACCCATGTCTGCCATGTCATTTATTGTAAGTGTGTAGTCTGGTTGAAAGAATGGTAGTATCTGTTCTACGATTTGTAATGCATCATCAGAGTTCTTTGCCATCGCAAACAGAGTGATATCCAGATTGTAAGGAACAGGCATAAACTGTGTGTCAAGTTTGTTTTTGTTATTTGACTTTACCTTCTTAAACTTCTGAACACGATTCATCTTTCGTGCAGTATCGTAAGTAAGACTTCCAATCTCAAATCCTAGTCTTGGTAACGTGATCGCAGTAGCAGCAGATAAAGATGGATCTTGATCTAAACGAGTCAAGAACTTTTGTTTTGGCCCATATGCAAGAGGAACTTTCATTACCTGTGTAACAGTTCCACTATTGTCCTTACGAACAATTTGTATGTTATTAAACATAGTTCCAAATGCAACTATGACGTTTCTTATTGTTTCATGGTAGAAGGATTGTCCTAACATTATAAACTCCCAGCATCACCAAATGGATTACTCTCCGTAAAGTCTAGGACAGTATCATCAAGTGTGTCAAATAATTCGTTTTGTGCAGTCTTATCTGTAGATGCATCTCCTACTATATAGGATTCTTGTATTAAGTATTCTTTTAGTCCAGTGTCAGCATCATTCTCAAGTAAGATTGCATTACCAGCAGATCTTGAGTCATCCTCGTGAACCACAGTATCATCATCTTCCATAAGAACTGAATCTGTGTAAGTTAGATTTGTGTTGAACTCAAGTGCGATACTTTCATTGTATGCAGATGATTGTTCTAATGTAAACTGAAACTCATTTGTGCTTGTTGACAAGTCATCTTCAATCTCATCAATCGTAGATATTCCAGTGTCAAGAGCTTCTGAACTATACTCAAACGACTTGCATCGTAACTTATATACTGGATTGTTATCCAGTTGAAAGAATGGCTCATCGTGATCTACGAAATTAATCTCAAACATTTTCTCAAAGATT